CAAAACCAACTCCTGCAGTAGCAGAAGAAGAGGATGACGCACTATCATACTTTGCGAAACTCGCAGAAGAATAATTACAAGTGATGTGGGGGGTCGTTTGACCCCCTTTTTTTATGGGTTGACTAACTCAGTATTTTCAGTGATTGATAAATGTGAATTAACAAATTCAGAACTTTTTTCATATCTTAAAATATCTCTTAAGTCATTTGTAAAAATGTTTAGATAAGCAGGTTTCAATACATTTATCTCTCTTTTCTTTTCATTCTTATCAAATTCATATTCTAAATTTGTTACAGAACGAGCGATATTATCAGTTGCAACTGTAAATTCATCTTTATCATCTAATTGGACATATCCACTTTGTGATCTCAGAGTATATTTTGTTGAACTTGGATACTTATGAATCGTTCCATCAATTTTAAAGTTTGCATCAACAATCAAATTAGGTGGTAATATTTGTCTATCTCTTTCATCTCTTATTTCAAATGTTTCATAATATCTTATCTCGTTCATTTTTTCTTCAGAACCATATTTTTGTAGAGCATAATCGTAAACTTGATAATCTTGTAATGGCCATTCGTGATTTATATTAGTTATCCCTGCCACTAAAATTACTACATAATCTAATCTTGAATCACCGTATAATCCTTCTGCAACAGTATCAGGTCGATCACCATCTCCGATCACAAATTTATTAAAAGTTGTTACAGAATTTCTAACATAATCTGCTAATTTTGTTCTACGAAAAATGTTTTTAATAACAATATAATCACCTGATGAATTTTTATGAGATAGTGGTGATTGATATACAATATTTGGTAATTCGTTAAAATATCCCATTAGTATCCAACTCCCTCACCTGCTCCATATCCAGGTAAATAATCTTCGTGATAGATGGGATTAATTTCTTTAAATGTTAAATCCATTCTTATATTAACAGGAGTGCCATCATCATACGATGCATATGTTCCAGCATTTGTATAATTTATATTCATTCCAGTCAATGCAGTCAACTTCATTTTATTTAAAAAAGGATGTGGTTCTCCATTTTTTCTGTACTCTAATTGAAATAAATCGGGTGATTGTAAGAAAATACCTTGAGCACTACCATTGAATTGTCCTGCTTTTGGTGCCATAGACATTTTGAGAGAACGTATAATTGCTTTTACAACTGCTGATTCTTTTTCACTACGAGGAGAGAATGTTATGCTATATGGAAATGACCTTAGATTCATTCCTTGAAATAACAATTCTAAGTTACTATTTAAAATTTGACCAGTTGATCTGGCAATCACACTTTTTGCAGATATGTTTGAACCTAATGCTCCAATCGCTGCACCAGATAATGCTGCTCTCACTGCATTTGCAGTTTTACCTTCTATGCCAGGTATATTAACACCTGATATCATTGCCCTTATAGCTTGTTGAGACTCTTGAATACTCTCTATTGCTCCATTTTTCATGAACTTTTGTGCAACAGCTAAACCAGCAAGTTCAAGTGCATTCATTCTGTCATCACCCCAAGTCACTTGGTTTGAATCATTTACCTCTTGTGGAATTGGTAATTCAATATTATACTTTGTTTTTTTCTTTGCGTTTATTCTTGAATTAGCATCTGTAAATTCTGTTACAAACTTCATATCTTGAACTTCACCATCTTTTGTGTGAAAATCAGCTCTTGTAGGTTGCACTAAATTACCTTTACCATCACTTATTTTGTAATTTTTTAAATTTCCTTCTGTTGTTACAATTGTTTTCTTCGTGCCATCTGCTAGTTCTATTTCTGCAGTTGAGTTTTCTAAAGCAAAACCAAAATTAGAACCCTCATCTGGGGGTACGTACTCTATACATTTTATTAATAAGGTATCGCCAGTATCCTCTATTCCAGATCGTGCAATAGGATATGACATATATGCACTATCACCAAAAAATGCATCTGACTTGGGCAGTTCAGATTTTTTCCTCTTAAACTCCTCTCTATTTTTTTTAGCTAACTCTCTTCCTTTTTCAGTTATACCGCCAGCATTTCCAGACATATCGACCTTGTTAATTTTTAACTATTTAGCAGGATTTTAACAAAAGGGATAGTTCTTAAATCTCTTAACTCCATTTCATCTACTTGATATAATCCTCCAACCACCTCTGGAAACGTATATTGTCTCATTTCTCCCCAGTGATAGTTTAATCCTTTGAATCCCCATTGAAAAACATCAGTCACAGCGACAAGTGGATGCGAATCATATGCAATACCAGGTGTTTTCGCACGATATACAAAAACATAATAATTTCCTGCAACTGGAACATTACTTCCTTCAGTTAATACATCTAATATTTCTGTTGCTAAATCATCGGGACTTTCATTACCGATTAGATTTTTCATTATAGGATCTATGCGACTCATATGTCTAACTCTTTTTCTGTAATTACTTTAAATTCCCACATTCGGTCAGCACAATATTCTCTTGCTGCTTTCCATTTTGCCTGATTTCTAGCATATTCAAATGCTTCACGAATATAACCTTTGGTTTGTCTCTTTGGTTTTTTAGGTTTTGTTGTTTGTTTCAATGGTTTGACTTCAATCAGATATCTTTTTATTTTTCCTGTATTTTCTTGCACCTTAATGTAAAAATCTGGAAAGTAACGATGAACACGACTATCGTGAGGAGATATGTAAGGTAGTGCTATTTCTTCACTTCCCCATTCTAAAATCTTTGCATTCTTATCACAATACACCATAAACTTTCTTTCCCAAAGTGACCTGTAAATAATATTAGTTGGATCACCTTTGTACTTTCTAGGAAAGGATGGATAGTATTTTCCCCTATAAGCCATCTAAATAACTATACTATAGAAGTATTTAGAGTGCCAGCACCAAGACCAAGACGAATATCAGATATAATGCCAAAGATTCAGAATGTATCTTTGTCGTCTAATTTTTTAGTAAAATTTGTATTGCCTAGAGGAGAATGTCGCTCATTCTTGAGAAGAAAAGGAATCAATGATCGTTTTATTTCAGATAATGTAGGTTTACTTTGTAGTGATGCAGTTTTACCTGGAAGTGCGATGGCATCATTAAATACTGCTGGTGATTTTCAGGGAATGGTAGAAAAGTTTGCACATACTCGTAACTTTACTCAAGTTAATTTTGATTTTATGGTTGATAATCAGTATAAGTCCTTAAAATTTTTAGAGCATTGGATGGAATTTATATCAGGTCGTTCTAATGGAGATCCAAGTAGTGATACTTATTTTTTCAAAATGGCATATCCAACTGAATATAAATCAAATGATACAAGAATTGTAAAGTTTGAAAGAAATCACTCTCAATTTTTAGAATATAGATTTATTGGTTTATTTCCACTTTCACTTAATTCTACAAGAGTATCGTATCAAAATAGTCAGGTGTTAAAAGCGACAGCAACTTTTTCATTTGATAGATATGTTTGTGGAGAATCTTCATCACTTGCAAGAGCATTAGGATTAGATTTAAATAATGCAGGTGGAAGATCTGGTAATGCAAGAAATATAAACTATAATGATGCCAAAGCTTTAGACGATATCATCAACCCTAATTATGGGGGACTTTCCTTATTGAATGAAGGATCTCAATTTGCAGTTGTAAATGGTCGAACTATAACTGGTTCAGACTCTACGATTCGTAATAATGGTGGACAAACTGCATATCGTGTGATATAATTAGATTTTAAAAACCACTATAAATAATTTTAACTGAAGTGTAATAATTATTATGCCTTTACCAACCATATCAACACCAACTTATGAGTTAGTGTTGCCCTCATCAAATAAAAAAATTAAATACAGACCATTTTTAGTTAAGGAAGAGAAGATTCTTATTTTAGCAATGGAATCTCAGGACACTAAACAGATTGCGAGAGCAGTCAAAGATGTCATTTCTAAATGTATATTATCAAAAGGTATTAAAGTTGATAGACTTTCTACATTTGATATTGAGTATTTGTTTTTAAATATTCGTGGAAAATCAGTCGGTGAACAAATTGAAGTAATGGTCACTTGCCCAGATGATGAAAAAACTCAAGTACCAATGTCAATTAATATTGACAGCATTCAAGTACAGAAAGATGAAGACCATTCAACTGACATAGTATTAGATGATGTATATACTTTAAGGATGAAGTATCCATCTTTAACTGAGTTCATTAAGAATAATTTTGGTGCTCTTGATGAGATGAGTGTTGATGATACATTTGATTTAATCGCATCTTGTATTGATCAAGTTTATTCTGAAGAAGAATCTTGGGCATCAGAAGAATGCACGAAGAAAGAATTAACAACCTTTGTTGAATCTTTAAATTCAAGTCAGTTTAAAAAAGTTGAAAAATTCTTTGAGACAATGCCAAAATTATCTCATACTGTTAAAGTAATGAATCCAAATACAAATGTAGAAAGTGAAATTAAAATAGAGGGGCTGCAGAGTTTTTTCGGATAAGTATGGCACACGAAGATTTAGTGTCATACTTTAAATTAAATTTTGCCATGATGCAGCATCATAAATATAGTTTAACTGAACTTGAGAATATGATTCCGTGGGAGAGAGAAATTTACGTTTCACTCTTACAACAATACGTTGAGGAAGAAAATCTAAAAGCACAACAAGAACGTAATGGATGAGGAACAAGGACTATCATCACCAATAGGAAGAGGTATTAGAGGTATTAGAAGAAGTATATCCTCTAATATTTTTGGTGGTCGTCGTGCTCCACAAGTTCAAGGTGATGGAGTATCAGCAGATATAATCGCAAGAAATTCTTTAGCATTATCTAATGTTGCAAATCAACTTGGTGGAATATCTGAGCAAGTAAACAGTATTAACTCATCACTTACCGCTATTAGAGAGAATTTATCAATAAGTGATGAAATAGAGAAGAAGAAAGAATTAGCTAAAAGAAAGAGAGAAGCACAACTAGCGGAGCAGGGTTTAAGAGAAGGGAAAGAAGGTGAATTAGAGAAGAAAATACAATTTGCTTTATTATCACCCGTTAGAAGAGTTGCACAAGTTGCAAGAGGTATTTTAGGAAGATTAGGTGAAGCTCTATTATATCTTGCTGGTGGTTGGTTAACAAGTCAAGCACTTACATTTTTACAATTAAATTCAGAAGGAAATATTGATGCACTTAAAAAATTTAAAGATAGATTTTTAAAAGATTTATTAGTTATTGGTGGTATTACTTTAGCTCTTACAGGTGGTCTCGGTAAAGTATTTGGATTAGTTAAGGTATTAGGTTTACTACTATCAAAAATAACCTTTGGTGGTTTTTTAGTAAATTCTTTTAGGAATTTAGGAGGTTTTATACTAAGGAATGTTTCTAAATTTATTAATTTTATAAGAAGAGTTGGTATCGGAGGATTAGGAAGAAGAGGTTTCGGATTACGAAATTTATTACCATTTGGATTTATATTTCAGAATAGGATTGCCAGAGAGGTGAAAAAATTTTTTCAAGGAGCAGCCGATGATTTAATGAAATATCCATTCATCAAAAAAATGATGGATAGTTTCGGTAAAACAAAATTTGGGAAAAGTTTAGATAAGTTTAGTAAGAGTGGTGGACTTGGTAAAATATTAAACAAAGCTTTCGTACCATTAATGATTGCTCTTGAGACGTTCACAGGGAGAGCAGAATTAGAAAGAGCAGGTCTTCAACCATTACAAGCATTAATTACATCATTTTCAAGGGCAGTCGCTCAATTTGCATTATTCACTGCATTTGTCAAAACTACTAGTGTGACCGTGGGTGGTATATTTGCTGGTGTTGGAGCACTTCTTGGACTACTTGGAGGACCACTAGCACCATTTACTTCTGCTGGTCTTGCTGCTAAAGGTTTTGTTATTGGTAAAGGAGTTGGAACTGTTTTAGGTATTCTAGGATTTTTATTTCCTGGTCAAACTAAAAAACTTACAGGAGGGTTGGTTGATCTTGAAAAATTTGCCCTTGAAACTGATAAAGTTGCAACTGAAACTGGTATGACTATTTCAGGTGCAACTAAAGAACAAAAGGAAAAGGTTAGAGGGGCAGTCTTCAAGAAAAATGAAAGTTCTGGTGGACCAGTAAGTAGTGATGATGTAATAATAAGTAAAATTAATACAGATGATTCAGAGGGAACAGGGAGCGTAGTAGCGTTTAAAAGACAACAAACAGATTTAAAATTAAATGATGGATCTGCAAATGTAATTGATTTAACAGAAAGAAATCAAAAAAGAGGTACAGCTTTTGCTGGTGGGGGTGATGATGGGGGTGGAGTTGATGGTATTCCTATCATTGATTCATTTAATAATAATGATGATCAAATACTTGTTGCGAAATCACTTATGAATCTTAATCTAAAATAATGGCAGAAAAAAGAAAATCACTTTTAAATTCATCATTAAGTATTAACTCAATTAGAGGTTCAGTTACGAATTTTTCTAAAAGTTTACGAAGATCTGGTATTCTAGCATCTGATATTGCAAAAAGAACTAGACAAAGTAATATTTTTAATCAAAATTTAATATCTAAGGAAGATGAATATTTTAGAAAGAGAAGAGAAAATGTCAGAAGAAAGGCAAGAGAGGATGAGTTAGAATCATCAAGTGTTAGTGGAGTTACAAAAAAAGAGGGAAATATAGTTTCAAGAAGCACTAAAGGATTTTTAGGTAGAATACTTGATTTTTTTGGTATCATACTCATTGGATGGTTTGTGAATAGATTACCAGAAATTTTAAAGGCAATACGTAACGTAATAAAACTAATACGAAAAGCAGCAGGATTTTTGACAGGATTTTTGGATGGTGTAAGAGAGTTTCTGACAGCTATAGGCACTGGAGTTAAAAACGTCATAGACTCATTTCCTAAATTTGATTTTCTCCAATTTAAAAATGACTCTGAAAAAACATTAAAAGATACTGAGGACAGAGCACTAAAATTAAATCAAGAGTTTCAATTTGGATTCATGGATTATGGTAAGCAGATTAATGCAAGTTACTCTGACTATCCAGGTATTGTTGAAAATGGTGAAGTTGTCATTCCAAATGATGATGGAGGGCAAGTAGTAGAAGAAGAAACTAATGAGAATGATGGAGAAGAGACATCTGAAACAACAGATGATAGTTCTTTGATAACTGCAATTGGTCCTGAAGGTGAAGAGGATGAAAAATTAAGATTAGAGGAAGATAACGAACAACAAATAGCTTTAGATAATATTAAAAAATTAGATCAACAGTCAGAAAAACTTAAAAATGTATATGATGGTAAAAAAAATAAAGTGACTGATAAAGTTGAAAAAGATATGGATGGTTTTGGTCCTGGAGGTGGTAGTGAAGGTGGTGGAGGTGGCGGTGCTCAAAGTGTTGGTGGCACTGTTGGTAGTGGTTCTGGTGGTAATGATAGCAAATACGAAGCAAGTGGATTTGATGATCAGGATACTTCAACAGACGATAGCACCTCAATGGGAACACCAGAGGTAGGTGACTATTATGTAACAAAGGGTGGACAAGGAAATAAACAATCTTTTTATCATGTATTACAACCAAATGGAAAAATTAAATCTTTAGGTAAGAGAAGACCTGATGGTGGAAGTAAATTTACCAGAAGTCAAATTGTGGCAGCTGGAAATAATATAAAAGCTCAAAATGTAAAAGGTGTGGGAGCAAGCGATAAAATGCAAATAGTTTCTATATTATCAACAGACACATCTGAATATAATTCTGAATTTATTGAACCTATGGAAAAAAAACTTGCTAATTTAGAGAAAACTTTTAAAGATGATCGCCCAACGATTATATTAAAAGAAATAGGAAATTTAGAGTCTGATATTCAAATGCCTAGTGTAAGTGGTGATGCATTCAAAAATATAGATTTTTCAAACATGAATGATAGTGAAACAATGATGAAAATTCACTCATTACTATTGGATAGTATTTAAATGGCAGCAGTAGACCCATCAATTTACGAAAAATTTACTATTGAATCATCAGATGGCAATAGAACTGTTGATATAAGACAGGGTGTTGTTGGTTTTGTATATTATGAAAATATTCTTGCACCATCAGTTACAGCGACTGTTGTGGTGGTAAACACTGGTGGCACTATTAAAAATGAAGAGGGAAAGAGACAAGGTATTTACAATGGTTTACCATTAAGGGGTGGTGAGAGAGTCGTAATAAAAATAGCAGGTAATTCAAAATACAATGATGGATTAGATTTTTCTGAAGATCCAACACAATATTTTTACGTTGGTTCTATATCAAATGTAAGTGTTGATGCTGAAAAAGAAATATTCACTTTAAATTTAATATCTAGAGAGGCAATCACCAATCAAACAGTTCGAGTGGGTAGAAAATTTCCGACATCACAAACAATTTCTGATTCTGTTCAGGATATAATAAAGGACTATCTTAAATCAGATAAAATAGGTATAATTGATCAAACACAGAATAAGTATGGATTCATAGGTAATCTTAAAAAACCGTTTGCAATCATGACTTGGTTAGCATCAAAATCTGTTGCTTATGTTGGACCTGGTAAAGATAGCACTGCAGGGTATCTATTTTTCCAAACACAGGAAGGATTTAACTTTAGATCTGTTGATAATTTAATAGACCAATCACCATTTGAAAAGGATTATACCTATAGTCCAGGTGTTGTTAAATTTGATGATCCGAGTAAAGACTTTAAGATTATAAAATATAATATTGATCGTAATCAAGATTTATTAGGTAAGTTAAAGAGAGGTGCTTATAGCAGTGAGAGATATTATATAAACCCAGTGTCATTTAAACCAGATATAAGACATTTTAAATCAAGTGATTATATGGGAAAAGATGGTATTAAAAATTTAGGAGAAGGGAAAATACATCTACCCAGTATAAGTGAGAATGATGATAGATCTTTGGGTGATTTACCAACCCGTATTTTTGTTGGTATGTTAGATGTTGGTACTGTAGAAAAAACTACAACCGATAAAGGATGGAATGATCCTGCCGAGATAAATGCAGATCCAGCAAAAACACAAGCTCAGTCTATGATGAGATACAATCAAATGTTGACTCAAGTGGTTGAAATCACAGTTCCACTTAATACAAATTTGACAGCTGGTGCAGTCATAAGATGTGTATTTCCAAGTATTGATAGAGAGAAGAGGAAGACCCCAGACTCAAATTCAAGTGGTCTATATATGATTAGTGAACTCGCTCATTACTTTGATAATAAAGGTTCTTATACAAAATTAAAACTACTTAGAGATTCATCAGGAAGAAAATGATAGAAAATAATTTACTCAAAACAAATTTTTTAGGAAAAGATGGATTCCGATGGTGGATAGGTCAGATTGCACCTGAAGATGCACAAGGAGATCAATTAAATGAAATAGGAAATGC